TTCGTTAGCCATTTTTTACTATATTTGTTTTAAATGCGCAGTTAGTGTAATTGGTAGCACGTTATTCATTCCAGAATAAAGGTAAAGTTCGAGTCTATTGCTGCGCTCTATTTCTCTCGCTTAATTTTATCTTTTCGCCTTTATACATTCCAGCTCCCACCTCATCAATTTTATTAAAGGCAATCTCAGGAACATTTAACTTTGCTTTTTTATCCACTATTAATATGTATCTATTTTGAAATCCTGTTAATGCTTTAGCTCCCTCAAAGTTATATTTAGAGTCTCCTCTTTTAGCTACAACATCTCCATTCGCAAGTTTATATATAGTTGAGTTTTTATTTATTTGAGTCAGCTTAAAACCGCTTGCTCGGTATATTGTTCCGTCTCCGCATTGAGTTGCATCTGAGTAGCTTAAGATCCATTTAATTTGGGGTGCATTTTTTTTAATTAATTTAATGCTTATTGCTATGCATCTACTTTCTGAGTATTTAGGCAGATGGTCATCAAACGCCATTCGATTTAGCTCCAGCATTTCATTCCATTTCTCATTATATCCTTTGTTGCAAGTTTCAACAAGCTTTAAAACGTTCCGTTTATCCATAGGCGGACCGTAGCTCATAACGCCATGCAACTTTGAATCTAAAAAAGCGCCAAAGTGCAAGCTTGACATATTTACTACCTTGCCTGAATAGTGATGCTTCTTTACAAATTCATTAGCAATCTTTGATGGAATGACTTTAACTATTATTTCCTTTGCTCTGCCCATTGCATAATAATTAAATAAAGTGCATTACCATTGCTGTTGTCATTGCCCATTGTTTCACAATATTTATACTCCTCTGTTCTTTTAATATCCTCTATTGCATTTCTTACTTGATCCGCTTGCTCATCTGCTAACGTAAAAGTCATTTGCTGAAAAGGCTCTTTGTCTCCATCAGGCAAATCAAAAGAAGTTCCGAACTCCTCGCTATCCTCAATTTGAACAGGCAATTTTAATCCCCAATCATTAAGGCTTTGCATATCAAATTCATTGGCTAAAGCATCCCAATCCCATTCTCCTGAACTTAGGTTGTCCTTTACTATAAACTCTCTTTGTTGTTCCTCTGTTAATGAACTCGCTTTGATAATGTAAACTTCTTTTAATCCAGCCTCTTTGCATGCTCTTAATCTTTGGTTGCCTCCGAGTACAATGTTATCGTCATTTACTATGATAGAACGCAGCTGAAGCATCCACGGAGATTCTTTGATTGACTTAACTAATTTGTTAAAGTCATTATTCTTAATAACTCTTGGGTTATTTGGGTTATTCTTTACCTGAGATATTTTTACCTTTTCTATTTGCATTATTCGTAAGTTTCAAAAACCGTCTTCATCTTGTTATGGATTTCCCTTAGACAGCTTGCGCAGTTTGTTGCGTTTGTTTTTACTCTAAAGATTCGGCTGTATATTTTTATCATCTCGTCTCTCTCGCTTGGTCTGTAAGTTGTTGCATCTTTAGCAAACCATTCCTTTAGCCATTTGTATTCGTCTTCCAGTAGGCAGTCAGGCTTCTTTGTAGTTCTAAATAACTCGTTGAGCTTTTCCTTGCGTTTATCGCATCCGCAGTCCTCGCCTAAAATAAACTTTGCGACCTTTGCAGCTCCTGTTTTTTCCAATACTTCCTCTACTATGTCGCCAACTCCTTTGATAGGTTGCTTTCTTGGTTTCCGTTTTCCTGTTGTTTTACTCATATCTTTTTTTTTAAATGCACAATAATGATTCCATTACATCAATCTCCTTTTGCGTTTGCGTATCCGCTTTAAGGTTGCCTATAAGCTTGCTTTTTAATCTTGTAATTTCTTGCTTGATATACTTGGTTCGATATATTGGTCTGGTCTCCTCTTCCTTTTGCACGATGTATCCGTGTTCCTTTAGGAATTTAATACTTTCCTCTATCTTTGCTTTTTGTACTCGGTAGTGTTCAAATATTTGATTGTCTATACTCATCGTTGTTCAATTTATTATATATTTCTTTTTCTGATTTACTTAGGTTTGCGTAATGATATAACGGACTGGAAAGCATTTCGCTCTCCGTATAATATGCCTCGTCTTTTTTGCCTATTGCCATTGTTTTAAAGTATATCCACTTCCTCCCCTTTTCCATTTTTACCTTCATAACTATTTTTTGTTCTTTTGATTTACAAAATCTTGGTATTGATCGTTTAGCTTTTGCCTTATTTTAGCCTTGCATCTTTTTAAAGTATAGAATATCGTCTTTGTGCTGATGTTAGAACCCTCGGCAATGGCTCTCATGCTTATTGCATCCTCTCGGTGTTTATCTTGGATCCCTGTATAAACTCTAAAGACTCCATTGTCAAAATATTGCCAAGTGTTCATCTCCTTTATAATTTCAGCTTCTAAATAATCGCTATCGTTTGGCTGATAGTAATCATATTCTACAGCAATCGGATTATCCTCTATGTCTACTTTATGCACCTTTTGTTTTTCTTGCTGATAATTTAAGAATAAATTTTTAAGAATCGTATAAAGGTATCCCATGTTTAGCTCGCCATCCTTTATTGCTATCTCTTCCTTTCCGTATTTTATTAGCTTGATATAGAACTCTTGGACAATATCTTCAGCGTAAAAATGCTCGCCCAACTCGTGAATGATCCGTATAAAATCATCTTGCTTTTCTTGAACTTTTACAATCCACTCCATTGTTTAGAATCTAATCAAATGTAGTGATAATTTTTTAATCATTAAAAAGCCCAACATTTCTGCTGGGCTAATTACTAACATTTAAAAATCCGTATTAGAACGGAACATCGTCAGAATCGTTGCTTTCATGAGCCGCCTCTTCAGGTTGCGCTCGGTTAAATCTCCAAGCTTCCAAAGTATTAAAATATTTTACTTCACCTTTTGGAGAAGTCCATTCTCTGCCTTTAATGTTTATATCAACATCAACCGCATCGCCTACCTCGTAGTCATCCAGCAGAGGGCATTTATCTTGCGTTAGCTGCAACGAAACTAATTGCGGATACTTATCCTCCGTTTCAATAACAAAGTCTCTCTTTGCAAATTTTTGACTAATTTGTTGGGTTTCCCCTTTTAGGTGTAATCTTCCTTTTACATTCATATCGCTTCTATTTTAAATTGTTCGTGAATTAATGTCTCGTAATACTCTCGGCATTCCTCAACTCGCTCGTAAATCTTTTTAATTGCTTCAGGATCGTATGCAATTTCAAAGCATTTTATTCTCTGCTCCTTTGGTACTCTCTCAAAGTTATGTTGCATTTCTACCGCATTCCTTACAATTGGGTTGTCTTCTATCTCTTTAAGCTTGTAGTGAACTCTTCTAACCTCATCCTCTACAATGTCGCTTGGTGTATCTACTAAGCAATAAACAAGATGTGAGTTCCGTCTTCCTGTCAACTCCATGTAACCTTGCAACTGGAAATAATAGTCCTTGTTAGGTACATCTTTCTTAAACCACGGAAAGGTAGTCGCATCATAACTACTCTTTACATCAAGCACAAATTCTTCATTCAGTACGTCAGGCGTTCCAGTCAAGTATTCATTCTCATAAAACTCCTCGTTTTTTGACATTGCGCCCATCTTCAGAACCTCTTCGGCAAGCTCTATACTTGCATCTTCAACCGCTATACCCTTATCAATGGCTTTGCTCCATATGTCTTTGCTATATCCGTACATGTTCTCAATAGCATAGTCCTCTAAATAGCTTTGGCATGTCTTGCTTAATTGCCCTTTTGTTCGACTGTTCGCCATTATCTTTCCAATTGCGGAGCATCTTATCTTGAAATCTTTCATAGTTGCTCTAATTGTTTAGCGGTTAATGAATAATTATCTTTAAAATACTGCGGTGTATATTCTCCATTCGCAATCATTTCCAAAGCAGACTTAAAAGATACATCATTTATCTTTCTTTTTTGTTTCGTCTTTCCGTGAGTATTTGTTGAATCAGCATCCTTTGTATCGTCTATTAAAAATAATCCATTTAATGCGTACTTCCTTGCGTAACTGGAAGAGGATCCAAAGCTTTGAGCTATATCCATTCCTTTGCGGTTGATGTCAATACCAGCTTGCGCTTTTACCGCTTGGGCTTTATTGCCGTCAGTTATCATTGCAGTCGCTTCGACATACATGCAGCCAGCGGCTTCTTTTACCTCGTCTGTAAGGTTCAATACTAAGCCATTGAGCAAAGGCTTTACCGCCTCCATAATGTCCTCGCATGAGCGGTATTTGTACTTGCCAAAGCTATTATACTGATTCTTTGGCGCTTTCAGTTGTTGTTGGATTTCTCCAAGTCTTTCGATTAGTTTGTTCATAACGATTTATTATTTTGGTATATATATATCTGCGCTTGTTCATAGTGCGCAACATAGCGTTTAAAATTGTTGTAGCTTGCTCTGAGTTCTTTTGAGCCTTTGTGGTCTCCATTTATAGAACAGGCATTTGCCTCAGCGTAAATTGCCTCTTTGTAGGTTATTGCTTTTGCAAAAGTTAAATCAAAAAGCCATTCGTCGCCGATGCGCTCGTTGATTATTTCTCTGCCTTCAATTTTGATTGATAAGATTCCAGCGGTCGCCGAAACCTCAATAGGTTTTCCTTTCATAATACGATTTTAATTGTTAGTGATATAAAAATAATAAAAATATTCTTTATATAAAAATTATTATTTTAATGCTTTCGTCTTTTGCTTGCTACATAGATTCATTTTAATAATTCTATATAGGTTTTTAATGTCTGTAAATCGCATAAATTTAATTTTGTCATTAAATCTTTTCTGTTTTTTCTTTGATATAATTTTTTGTAACAATCCTTAAAATTTTCTACATATTCTTTAGCAACATTTTTTCTGCAATAATCTAAAAGCTCATTCTTTTTTACCAAAACAAAAAAATCTAAAAACTCAAACGCTATCAATTCAGCTTTTGATTCTTTGCTGCACCAACCTGAGCGCCCTTGTACGTTTTTAAATTCTACTATGACTTTATTTTGTTTATGCGATTCTTTAAAACCTTTTACATCTACCCCCATATTGAATAAATAAAAATCAATATGGCTATATATATTTTCTTTTTCTGTTGATTTTTTACATGCCCAATCATATTTTTTGCATATTTCTTCAAAATTATTTTCTCCTGTTTTTCCCGTATACAATGATTTTTGTATATGCATTTTGCTGCTTATTTTTTTTGCCTTGTCGCTAATCATAATATATCTTTTGCTTTTTCCTTGTACTCCTCAATAATATCTCGCAGCTCTTCCCTTGAATATTTTATAGTCTCATGCGCCTTTGCGTGTAATTCAATTAATTCATCCGCTCCGATTCTTTCCTGAATCCCTGTTTGATAGTTCAGCAAGTTTCCGTGTTTATGTTGGTTGCACGACACACATTGTCCGTGAACGTTTCTCTCATCAAATGTTACCGCTTTGTGCGTTCCGCTGCTAAAATAGTGCCCAGCATCAAATTTAGATCCTAAAGGTTGACCGCAAGAAACGCAAGGTTTTTTTTTGTCTCGCTCTCGGATATATGTATTAAAATACTTTTGCGCTTTCTTCATTAAACTCTGAACGGTTTCCAGCGTTTCCTTTAGTTCTTTTTTTTCCTTCTTCCAATTTTTGACCTTTGCAGTTTCTACCCACGCTTTAACGCATTCAGTTTTAAAGCAATATTTTTGATTAAAGTGCTTGGCTTCAAATTTCTCTTTGCAGTTTTTACAACGTGGCATTGGTTGGCGTAAATATATAAACATCATCTACATCGCAGCTTGAATTTTCGCAGAGATAAACTCCGATTATTCCGCTGCCTTCGATACCGTGTTCTTCATAGGTATTATCTTCTATCCATATTAATGGCTCTCCGCAATTTGGGCATTTCATAAGTTAAATTGTTTAATTATTAATTCTAAGCATCGTACTACTATACTGTTCCCAGCCTGTTTGTAAGCTTGGCTGTCTGAGCAAGTCCAAGTAAAGGTATCAGGAAAATCCATAAGTCGAAAGCATTCTCTTGGCGTTAATCTTCTTATGTTTTTATTTTCTAAAGTACCTTGATTGCATTGCGTATCTAATGTTTGCGCTACTCCTTTACCCACTCTTCCTCTCCGTGTTTTTGAATTAAGAGCGTTAAAATTTATACTATCTCCTTCTTTAGCTTCTTCGTATCCTTTTTTAGTTGCGGATTTTATTTTTATATATTGATTATCTCGGCATCCTTTATAATAATTTGCTTGGATTGTCCTGGAAGCGACGGGCATTTTATCAGTTAAAATATTTTGATTAACATTAAAGGTTGTTCCTTCTGTTCTTAACAAATAATTTATTTTTTTTATTGTTATCAAATACTTGTCATCTACTTCATTTTTAAGTACGTCTTTTAATTGTTTGGTTAAGTGTTCTTCTTTTGCCCATCTAAAATGATTGTCTTCATCATCGCGAATGCCTATAATAAAAACTCTTTCTCTATTCTGTGGTACTCCGTGTTTTTTTGCGTTCATTACTTTATAGTAAATATGATAAGGTACCGAATCTTCATAAGAGAATATAACAGGTAAACCGTTTACGCTTTTGCCTCCTAACATATTTATCCACTCCTTAAAAGTTTTCGCATTGTTATCAGATAGCAAACCTTTTACATTTTCAAAGATAAAATATCTCGGTTTGTTTTTCTTTATGAATTCGTGGCTATTGAAAAACAGGATCCCCCTTTTATCGTCTTTACCTAATCTCTTTCCAGCTAAACTAAACGCCTGACACGGTGGGGAAGTCATATAAATATCAAGGCTGTCTTTTGGTATTTCTCTTTCGTAAACATCTTTAGGATAGTATTTAGGCTCTCCGTAATTATGTATAAATGTTTCTCTTGCAAATTTATCCATATCACAAGCGAAAACCTCATCGTATTTAATACCTAAACGCATTAATGCTTGATTAAATGCGCCTACTCCAGAAAAATCACTTCCCACCTTTATCATAATTCTAATTTAGCATCGTTAATAATTTCTTTTAGCTTGTCTATTTCGTGTTTATGTTCTGCTATTATTATTTGATTTCTAAGATTAGCTTTACATTCTAAATAGTATTCTTCTTCAAAGTTTCTAAAAACAGAATTAAAGTGTTCTATGTCTTGTAAGCTTTCTTTCATAGAATTTATTAAGTCTGTTCTGCTTTCGTGTTTTTCTACAAGTTCGTCTAAACTGTCTTTAAACTTTATTATCGTAGTCTTTAGGTTAATCTTGGCTTTTAATATTTCTAAGGTGTTCATTTTTCTTTGGCGTATATTTTATTGTAAACGTTCGGAGCTGGATTCTCTTGCTCATAATATAGGAATTTTTCTTTGTCAAACCATAATATCAATTGACCTATCTGACCAGCGGAGCGAGGCTTGATTTTATTAAAGTTGATTATGGCTTGGTTGTAATTTAAGTCCTCTCGGTGTACCGTTATCATGCATTTACCGCTGTTAAACCATTCGGATCCTCCTTTCAAATCGTATGGACTTGGAACGCTTCGCTTTCCGTTTATCTTTTCGGTTAGCTTTGGATGAATGATTGTATGAAGATGCAATTCGTTATCCTCTGCTATTTGATTGCGGTACGGTAAAACGACCTCTAAATATTGAGCATATCCTCCAAATTCATGGTAAGGATGACTAAGGTCTTTCCAGCTGTCAATGCTTGCCGTTTGTAATCCGCTTTTTTGTTTAAGCTCAACCGCATAATCATAAAACTGAAAAGGAGTCATCTTTGCTTTTACATCCTTTTTAGTTAAGATATGAAAGTGCTGAAATATCCAATCTAAGCTGCTTCGTATTTCTCTATCCTTTATTACGTTGCGTTCTTTAGGATTAAAGCTCTTGCCTGTGAGCTTGTGGATTAGATCCGCAACTATTTCTACGTTGCTTCCTACATCAGGGAAATAAACCAAATGCTTCCACCCATAAAATTTAGATGTATTTAAAAGGCACTCCATAAGGACTTGAGTTTTTCCTGACATTGGGAATCCTGTCCAATCGGTGCAGTTGCCTAATTGCATAGAGTAAAACTCATCTAATCCTTTCCAGCCTAAATACTTTCCTTTGTTATTGAAATTATCTCGGTGCTTAAATATCTTATCAATAATGTCTCCTGTTTCTGTTACTTTGTATCCGTCTATTGCCACGCTGCTTTAAATTTAGTATGTGTTCCTAATTCGTCTTTTGTTTGTTCTTTCTTTAGCCAATTCTTGGCGGTTAAATATAATGATTTGTATTTCTTATTTTGTTTAAAGTTTTCTATTGCATCCAAAACATCGTCAATCTGTTGCTTTAAGTAATTAGCCTCAAGCTTTTCAAATTGTTCTTTAGAGATAGACAAATGAGCGAAGCTTCTATATGTTGTTTCATTTACATTATCACTAACACTATCACTTACACTATCAGCTTTTTTGGGTTTCTGAAAAAAGGGTTGGGTTTTTTGGGTTTCTTTTTCCTTCTTTGGTCTACCTCCTTTAGAGCCGTTTATTCTTTGCTTGTCGATATAGACATTATACTTTCTTAAATCGCGCTTTAGAGCTTGCCTAATGCCTTCAAAAGCAATATCAATAATAAACTCCGCGCTCGGTTCCTCATCAGCGCAGTAAGAAAAAATGTGTTTGATTAATTTGCCAGCTTGTTCATCACTTAATTTGTCAAAGATTCCTCTTTGATCCATATATAGAATAAAGCTCTTTTTATCTTTTGCCATAAAATTTAATTAAAAAAAAACGATACGCTTTCAAGCGGTGGCAGCTTTACTCACGTATCGTAATAAACCAATAGAAAAAGTTATAAGCCACCATATAACCTTTTCTTAGAAATCAATCTATGTCGCCATAGACTAAACAAATTATGAACGCATAAATGTAATCAATTATTTTTTCCACGGTGCAACAATTTGAATTTTTTTTATTAAGCCTGACCATTTACCCCAAGCTCGAACCGCCTCATCTCTTGAATAAGCTACAACGTAATCTATTCCCTGAAGAGGATTGTTTATGTCCTTATCGCTTTTATAGCAATTGTATTGGATCCTGTAGGTATGCAATCTGCAATCTGACCTCTTTACTCTGCGAGAGTACAGCTCTATGTCAAAGCTATCCCAGTCTTTTGTATTTATTTTATATCCCATCTCTATAAGTTTTTAATGTATTGCTTTACTTGTTTCTTCATATACCCTTTATCCAGCCATTCCAAAAGCTCAATTGTATTGAATACCATTGTGAACTCTTTGCCGTATTCGTCTTTCCCTACAAGATAGGTTTCGTTATCAGGCGTACTCATAAACGAATTAATATCATGAAGCCTCTTTGTGATTTGTTTCTTTTCCATTATCCAAATATTAAAATAGTGTAGTAATACATTGCAGCCAAAGAGCATAAAAATATAGCTCCATAAATTGTGTCTTTTAGTTCTTCCTTTTTCATAATCTATTTAAGTTTATTTAGTTGTTTAGTAAATCTTTCATTTAATCTGCTTATGCACATTCCGTAGATAACGATATTGTGTTCGTTTTTGTTTCGGATGCTGGGGTATTCTAAGCCAATACCAAAGCCATTTGACCATTCTGCCTCGTCTATTCTTTTTTCAAAGTGTTGTATTGCTTCCTGTATTTCGATAAGCAATTCAAGTGTTTCTGTTCTGTTCATTGTTATTGGTTTTTTGATTTTGTAATTGCTTGAGCCAGTAAAACTTGAATCTCCTTGTTTACGCTCCTTGCATTTTTCTTTGCTGATGCCTCTATATCTTTGAAGAGGTCTTTCGGTAGGTTGATTAATTTTTGTTTCATTTTGTTAAATTAAAAAAGGCGCATTGCTGCGCCTGTTGGTTTTATTTATTTATCTTACCCCATTCAGCAGGACATAAACCGTCTATAGTGCAAGTTCCGTCTTCTAACCATTCTTGAACATTAGCGCATTCAATGCCGTACTGTGTACCACTTGACTTCTCAAATATAGTTGTACATTCTGATTCGTCACCAAAACTATTTGACGGCTTAAATCCTATACTCTCTAAAGATATTTTCACTTGTTTAAAATTGTACTTTTTCATTTTCTGTTTTTTAAATATTAATAATAAATCAAATATATATAAAAAATATATATAAACCATATAACCAATAAAAATATTTTTGATTTGCTTAGAACAAATGAGTTAATCTTGCTACTTGACCGTTCTCTTTGTGGTGTATAAAGCCTTCAACCGCCTTTGCGGCGTGCTGATAGCCCTTGCGGTGATGCCAGCTATCCGTTCCGCTTGGACTTCGCAAGCTCTCAACGGTTACGCCTATAAAGTCTTTGCTTGTTTTGTGATGAACGTGATGCGTGTAAACGTATCTATGCTTAGTCTTTGACCATTCAATTGGAAATTCTTGCGCCATTAACAGAGGCAAGTCTTGATGCTTTGCACCATCTCCGTGAGTTGTGCCGATTAGATTGTTACCGTACTGATAGCCTTTACGGTGCGATATTGAGCAATCAAAGGAGATGTTTTTGTTATTCTGAAAATATGTTTTAATGACATCGGCAAGAAAAAAACCTGTTTGGTAATCGTGATTACTTGGATTAAAAGTAAAATGAACATCTGCAACCGAAATTAATTGGATTAAAATATCAACATAGAGCTGCTTTGCAATTAAGAAGTTCGAGTACCATTGTCCATCGGTGTCTTGTTTTGTTCCAGCGGTTGTTGTACGGCTTGGTGTATCGATGTGCAGAATATCGTTGCCGCCGATAAATAAAATCTTGTCAATAGGAAACCCTTGCGCTTTGTTTAAAATGCCTTGTACACCTTCTTTGACACGTTTAACGGCAATCTGATTGTTATAGTCTTCGCCTGTTTCGAATGAATCTGCAAGTTTGCCTATGTGAATGTCTGCTGGATCGATTACGAGCAAGTATTCTTTCTTTTCAGGATCTCTTTTTATTATTGGATACTTAGGAGCAAATTGCTTCATATCTTGAATCAGCTTTTTGCATAGCTCCTCAAGTTTGTTCTCGGCATCGTCTTTGTGTAATGGGTTTTTAAAGAATAGGCTGGCTTGTTTTGTTTTAAGCCATCCATGCTTAACGCTTTCAATATCTACTCCAGCTTGCGAAGAAGCTTCTTTTAAGCCTCTATATCGAAACATGATTTCTGCTTCGTCAGGAGTTAACCGATAGCGTTTATTCTCACTCATAGAAGTTTTTTAATTAACTGCAAGGCTGCTAATCCAACAACGATTAAAAATATCCAAAGCATGTAATTAGGCTGCTTGCTTGCCTTTGCTCTTTGAACCTCAACTCTTGTTTCTAATCTTATCGTGTCTCGGTGTATTTTGTATTCTATTCTTGTCTCCAATCGTGTTTTTGGCACGAATACATTTTCATAATGAACTATTGTATCCTTTGAACTAAAGTATTTCTCATAGATAATTGTATCGTGTTTTACTACTGGAGTTGAATCAATTGTTGCTATTCTAATTGTGTCACTTGATATAAGCGGTTCTAAGCCCTTTTTAAGCGCCTTCCTATAGTGATGGTTAGCCGAGCAACCAAACAGCGTTAAAACGCAAATAAGACTATAAAATCGCATATTCCTTTCTTGCATCAAAAGAGGGACATGCCTTGTTGGAAAAGTCTCGATGTCCAAATATTTGCATATCCTTATTGTGAGTGTATATTAATTCTTGTATTAATTTGACTAAAGAATCCTTTTGTTCTTTGGTTCGCGTATCCATAGCTTTGCTCATATCTTTTGACATTCCCCCAACGTATGCAATACCGATTGAATTTTTATTCTGCCCTGATGTATGAGCGCCTGAGAGTTTTATTGGTCTGCCGTATTCAACCGTTCCATCAATGTGAACGAGGAAGTGATACCCTATGTCATTGAATCCTCTTTTTAGATGCCAGCGCCTAATATCAGCGACATCGTGTTCTCGCCCTTCAGGAGTTGCTGTGCAGTGGATTACGATTTTATTTATCTTTCTCATTTATTTCCCTAAAATCTTGCGTTACTTCTTTAGCTCTTGCAAATAAGTTTTTAAGCGATTCCCAAATGTCAATACCTTTTACAGCTTTTATGTTTTCGTTAATACTTATGACCTCAATCGAAACCAATACCAAAGCAAGGATTTTAGTTGTAAGCAGCTCAACGCTAAAGAATGTAAGAATAATATCATTTAAGATATAAAAATCAATGAGATAAAACAGCATGACCGTTACCTCGTATAAAAGTATCTTAGAAATTACTGCGCTAAGTTTTCTGGATGTAATCGAAGTTTTAAGCTTGCGAGATTTCCAAACGCCTGTCAAGGTATCTATGATTACCGAAACACCGATTAAAATAAGGATCCCTGAAATAGGCAAAAAGAAGCTGCTAACAATTGCGAATAGTTGCATTGA